GTACCAAATTGAGTAACACTTGTTCTAATTGATCGGCATCTGCTACCACTGGCGGTAACGATTCCGCTAATTGCAATTGAACGGTGACTTCATCATTACGAATTTGAAATTCAATGAGATTTAAAATAGTATGAATTAATGTTTTATGCTTTAGGTTTTCGGCACCCAAGCTTGACTATATTTGTGTGATTTAATGTCTAATTTTGAAAAAACGCCTTCTTGAAGCAGCAATTCAACCTCAGATTTGTCCGCGCCTATCTCTTGGGCTATTTTTTTTACCGGATAATTGTGTTTTTGGTGCACCATTGAAATTAATTCGTGCATTTTTATTGCAACGTGATTGCCTTTTGCCCTGTTTATGCGTATTGTAAGCAGCATTCTTTCGGGTTCTGACAATTCCATAAGTACAACCGGAACCATGTAATTAAATTGCTTAATTACATCTTTGTCGTTTGTGGATAACCAAAAACGATGAAAGCCGTCAATTATTTGTAATTTACCATTTATTTTTGTAGCTAAAATTGGTTGAATCCAACCGCTTTTTAATAATGAAAATTTTAGCAAATTCATTTCAGCCGTGAGTACAACGTTTGGGTTGTAGTCATTTGCAGAAAGTTGGCGGGCATCATACCACCGGAAATTATCAATCGGATTATTCATATTTTATCGTATTTTCTTCTTTTTTTAAGTTTATTTTTTGCATACTGAGTTTATGAAACCACTCATCACCAAGCTCTAATGGACTGATTATATTTTTTTCAAACTCTTGTTTTTGCATTCTTTTTTGAGTTGAAAAATAATGATTTGCCGAGTTGTAAGGTGTAGAAACATAGCCATTCTTAACGTCATTAAGATGCCTAAGCCAGATAAATGGCTTTGAGAATCGACCGTGAAGCTTCATGTGGCATTCAACGCACAACGTGTGATAATGCTTATGATTTGCGTAGTCTTCTTGGTGTGCCATGTTTGTTGGCGACTGCAAACCGCAAATTTCGCACGGCTTGTTTTTCCAGTCTTCTACCTCACCTTTTTGTATTTTGTATTTCAGCTTATTGTAGGAACTCATTCGCTCCTCGCCTGAAAATCCGTTATAATCTTTCATCTATTTTAATTAATTAATTCAACAAAGATAATAAAAATATATTACACTTGCAAATTTTTAACATTATTTTTTATAACTAATTCCTTCAAATTCTAACTCCTGAGCCGATGGTACGGACTTAGGCTGTATTTGCCGACGATAAGACCCATTTACAATTGCTTTGAATACATGCAAAACAGGATAGCCGCCTAGATTCGTGGCTCCTCCCTTAATCTTATTTGCACGATTCAAGGCACATGAGCGCACTCTCGACAAAGCAACCGCCTTTATTTCTGGGTCTGTTAGGTTATCGTTGATGTACATAATAATACCTTTGAAAGAATGTTCGTATCTATCCATAATACCGTACCTATCCAATTCATTGAAGTAGCGAGCTTGTACTTCAACTTCGGGAAACAAATCGACTAATTGATTGTAGAATTTTGGGTACAACGTTTTTAACTGCCCAATTCGTTTTGAACTATCAGCAATCAAAGGAGTTGCAACTCTTAACGCTTGCCTATTAAACACCTGATTATCGTAAATTTCGCAGTATTGTATTTTGCGTTCGTACATATATCTAAAAATATCCTTTTCAGACCAATCATAAATAGGTCGCCCAAGGAAAACGTGTTTCGATTTTGTTCCGGCAATGTAAGGTTTGTTTCGTTTGGCTACAATTGCCGCAAAACGGGTTAAACTTTCGGCACTTCTTATTCCTGTTATAAAACATGTACGACCCCTGAACCCAAAACTTTCAGCGATTAAATCATCTTGCATATATTGACTGATTGCCTTTGTTTTGTCTGTTATTGCAAAATTTGGCATAGGTCTTATATGTTTTCGATTCGGATCCCATTGAATATAACTTTCCTTTTTGCCCAAAATGTATTTTTCAGAAACAGTTGGGTAGGCAAAATATTTGAAATTAAATCGACCTGATTTGTAAATGCTTTGCACAAATTCAATAACATCTTCGGGAATCAATTCTTCGTCGCGAAATAAGACGTTTACCTTTTCCTTTTTTCCTAAGTCTCTGTAAACTTCTTCCACTAAATTAATGCAAACAAGGCTATCCTTGCCACCACTGAACGCAACCGCCACATGGTCAAAGGAATTTATTATATCGGCAATTCTTCTTTTTGAAGCAGTCAGAACGTCAATAGTTAAGAACTCAATTTTATTGTTATTCATTGGCGTTGTCAGTTATAAATTGTGTTATTCTAGCTCCTATTGTTTCAAGGTTTGGGTATCTTAATTTTAATGTTTTCAGTAATTTATACCAAACATCTTGCTGAGTTTCATTTTCAAAAATCAATTCGTATCTGATTATGTAGTTTGGTACTTGGGCAGCCGTAGGTTCAGAGTCTTCGTCGGCATCGGCTTCTTTGTTGGCGTTTGTTTCGTTTGCTAAGTCTTCAATGTCGCCTATTTCGCTAATTTCACTCAACGCCTTGTCAGTAATAGCATCGTAACCGTCAATATCCGAAACTTTGTCGGCAGGGTTGGGGTCGTCAATAATTGTTTTGCTATCCAAAAACTTCTTCCCAAAACCTTTGAAGTTCGTTTGAAATGAAAATCTGCCTATTTCCTTGTCAGAAATATTGAACTTTGTAAAAAAGCTAGTCTTTTCGTTGAGTTCGCCAAAGCTCGAAACAATAGCAAGTAGTTTCAAAGAGGCTTCTTTTTTGCTCTTAACTTCTATTACTTCAATCGGAATTTCCGGTATTTCGTAAGTTTCGCCATCTATTCCAACCGTTTCAAGGTATTCAAGCGCACGTCTTGTTTGGTGCCCATCGGCTAAAAGGTACTTTCCTTTTAATTTGAACACTGTTTTTGCTTTAAAAAAGTCAAGTTCTATTATCGAACGTGCCAATTTTTCTAGGTTTTCATTTGAAATTATTTTCAAATCTTCTTGAAATGGTACCAATTCTTTGTAAGGAATGGTTGGTAAATTGTTTGGATTTAAAACTTTTATCTGTTTCATTTGTTAATTAGTTGTTAAAATTAATAATCGCCAAAATTAGGTACATTGTAGTTTTTATGCTAGTTTTCCACAAAAAGGGAAATAACTTTAATACTTCAAAATAATTTACTTACTTTTGCACTAAATTATAACCACAGCCGCCAAAGATGGATATAAAACATGAACATTTTTGCATTGCCTATATAGCAAATAAGGGCAATGGAACAGCCGCATACCAAATTGCCTACCCTAATTGCAGCTATGCAGCCGCACGTGTGGGAGCTAATCGTGTGCTTAAAATGCCAGAAATACAAGAGTATATTGCAGCACGAAGAGCCTCAATTACCGAAGAGTTAAATATTACCATCGAATCACAACTCAGAGATTTAGAGTTGGTAAAGGATAGATATAAGTATCTTCTTGAACTTTCAACCAAAGAAGAACTAACAAAACAGGAAAAGTTCCAAATGGAATTTCTGTACAACCTGATAAAAGTACCAACTTACGTAGCCGCTATTGCCGAACAGAACCGAATTTTAGGCTTCCATGTAAACAAAGAACTTGACCAAGAAAACCAAAGTTCTGTTCAATTGTATTTGCCTAACAACGAACGTGAAACATTTGACGATGCAGAGGTTTTATGAATACTGTAAAAGTCATAAAGCCCCAAGAAGGATTCCAAGAGAAATTCCTCAGTAGCTCTGCCGACATCGTTATCGGTGGCGGTGCTGCTGGTGCCGGAAAGTCTTTTGTTGCACTTATGGAAGGTCTTAGAAACATTTACAACCCCGAATTTAGAGCCGTTTATTTCAGACGTACTTATCCAGAAATAGCAGCACCGGGAGGATTGATTGACGAAAGCCGCAAATTCTATCCACAATTTGGAGCAAAATTGCACGATGGCAAAGGCGTTTGGCAGTTTCCAAGTGGTGCAAGTATTAAGTTTTCACACTTGCAATACGAAAAAGACATTTATCGTTGGCAAGGCTCGCAAATACCACTTATTGTTTTTGATGAATTAACTCACTTTACCAAAAAGATGTTTTTCTATATGCTTTCACGAAATAGAAGTACGTCAGGAATAAGACCTTATATCCGCGCTACTTGCAACCCCGATGCTGAAAGTTTTGTAGCTGACTTAATCAAGTGGTGGATAGGCGAAGATGGCTATATCATTAAAGAGCGTTCAGGCATAATTCGGTATTTCATAATGGATTCTGACGAATTTGTTTGGGGTGCCACCAAAGACGAAATTATAGATTCAAATCCACATATTTTTACTGAAATCCCAACCCGAAAAGAACAATATGCCCAAATCAAATCTTTGACTTTTATCGAAGGTTCCATTTATGGAAATAAAGAACTGCTTAAAAAAGACCCGGGCTATCTTGGTAACTTGCGAGCATTGCCAGAAGCTGAGCAGTTAGCTCTCTTAAAAGGCAATTGGAAAGTTTCTTTTGGCAAAGAAAACCTTATCAATCCTGTAAAATTCAATGATGTATTTACCAATAGCTTCATTCCTACTGGTAAAATGTATATAAGTGCCGACATTGCATTCAAAGGTTCAGATACTATGGTTATTGGGGTTTGGAGTGGTTTTCGATTGGAAGATGTATTTTTTTTAGAAAAATCTGATGGGAAAGAAATTTATGAAAAAATAAAAGAATTTGCCTATTTCTACAAAGTGCCAGAAAGCAATATAACGTTTGACAACGACGGAGTTGGAGGTTACTTAGATGGTTATTTGCCAAACGCACGCCCTTTTCACAATGGCAGTTCGCCACTCGGAATGGTCGAAGGAACAGATGGACGTTGGCAAAAACCAAACTACGATTATCTAAAATCACAATGCTATTTTGCGCTTGCAGACAGGATTAATAATGGTGGACTTTACATAAGTGAAAAGGTAGCAACCATGAAAAGAAATAATGTTTTATTATCTGAAATATTTAAAAGTCAGATAAAAGCAATAAAAAAAGACAATACCAACGATGGCAAGTTGAAAATAATTAAGAAAGAACAAATGAAAAACATCTTGCGTGGGGAGTCTCCTGACTTTTTAGATATGCTAATGATGCGCGAAGTATTTGAATTATTCCAAGGTGGTAATGTTTATTAAAACCCTTTTTTTATGATAAGTTATTTAGAAAAATTATTAATGCTAAGACCTAACATACAAATCATTGAATTGCAAGAAGTGAAAGGTCAAACACTCGAAACTAAGGCAAGAAACTTGCTCATCAAAACACGTTTTGAGGAATTGAAACAAAACAATTCGATTATAAATGCTATCAATTTAATAGCAAATGAATTCTTCATTTCGTACAGTAGAGCGGTTAAAATTATATATGACTATAAATAGCATTTATAGTACATTCCACAAAAACGGCAATAAATTACACCTAATTTGATATTATTCATTCGTATTTTTGTAAAAAAAAGTAACGAATGAACTTCTTTTCTAACATATTTTCTAAAAAAAGTAACTCAATTAGTCTTCAAAATAGATTAATGGAAAGTTTATTTCAGTACACTAATAAAGGTGCTGTTTATAACTATTCAGGTAATCTGAAGGATAATGTTAATCACTACCAAGAAAATGACGCTTTGTATAGCATTATCAATCTTATAATTAGAAATATACAGTCGGTAGAATGGAAACTTTACGAAATTAAAAACAAAAAAGCGTTCGATGGCTTTAAAGCCACTCAAAACCAACCAATAAGCATAAAATCAACGCTATATCAGAAAAATGCTTTCAACGAAATAGAATCTCACCCAATTATTAGTAATTTCTTTGAAACACCCAATAAACGCCAAGGGTTCTCTGAATTTATAGAGGAGTTTTTTGGCTTTAAACTGCTTACCGGAAACGGCTATATAAATGGAATAAGGCAACCTTTTGGCGAAAACAAAGACCTCTTTCAAGAGTTTTTCGTAATGCCTTCACATTTAGTTGAAATAATAACTGGCGGTTGGCAGGAGCCTGTAAAATCATATCGTTTAGAGTTTTTGTGGAATGAACGTTTTGAAATACCTGCAAACGATGTTTTGCACTCTCGCAATTGGAACCCAAATTATGTAAATGGCGAATGGCTTTATGGTTTAGCACCTTCAAAAGCGGTAAACAAACCGCTAAATGCTATTGACGAAGGTAATAACGCCAATGTAAAATCATTCCAAAACATGGGAGCCGTTGGTATTTTAAGCACCGATAATTTTAAAACAGATGAGCTTTTTGGCGAAACTCTTGTTAAAAAATATTATGAAAAGTTTGGTGGTACCGATAACGCGGGTAAAGTAATGTTTTCGCCTATTCCTTTAAAATACCTTGACATGGCAAAAAGTGCCGTGGACATGGATATTTTGGCATCAAACAAAGATGCTTTGAGGAGTGTTTGCAACGCTTGGGGTTTACAATCACAACTACTAAACGACCCTGACAATAAGACTTATAACAACCAAAAAGACGCTAGAAAAGCATTATTTACAGATGTAGTAATGCCTTTACTTAACAATTTCAGCAAAGAAATAAACCGTTGGTTGATACAAAACTACAACGACAAAGGCAAAACAAAGCTTTACGCTGCCCCAAACTGGCGAGAGCACCCTGTTTTGCAAGATGAGTTTGAGAGTTTAACCACTTCTTTAAAAGATGCTTGGTGGCTAACTCCAAACGAAAAACGCATTATGCAAGGCTTAGGTGAGTTGGATTTACCAAATATGAATAATATTCTTATTCCTAACAATCTAGCCAAAATAGAAGCAATTAATAATACAAATACATTCAATCATGTATAAAGTTAAATCTTTTTTTGAGATAAAAGACCTTGACGAAAAGCAAGGTATTGTAACCGGATACGCTTCGATATTTAACAATATTGATAGTGATAATGAAATGGTCGTGCCCGGTGCATTTGCTAAAACAATTCAAGAGCGTGGACCAAGTGCTGCAAAACCAAGAATAAAACATTTGTGGCAACACAATACTTATATGCCAATTGCATTGCCAACAATTTTAAGAGAAGACTCAAAAGGTCTTTATTTTGAAAGCAAGTTTGGTACAGACCAATTCAGCCGCGACAAATTTTTACAACACGTTGATGGCATAATTACAGAATTGTCGATTGGTTACAATATTGTAAAATGGGAGAAAGCTAAAAGAAGCGCGACAGATGAAACATGGTATTACAAATTAACAGAGTTAATGCTTTGGGAATATTCTTCGGTTACTTGGGGTGCGAACTCTTTAACTGAAATTATATCTGCCAAAGGTGTTACTATCGAATCGAAACTTGAACAACTAAATAACCGAATGAATGCCCTTGCAAAAGGTCTTAAAAACGGTTCCTACACAGATGAATTGCTTAATTCATTTGAAATTGAAATAAAACAGATACAAGAAGCTTTTAATACAATGATTTTGAAGCCGGAAGCAAAAACCACTTCAATAGAGCCGGATAAAACCACTCACGAACTTAATTATGACTTCTTAATCTT